AACGAGCGTACCGAAACGCAAGATCACATCGTTGACTTGTCGCAGCCGCACGTTATCCTTGAGAAGCTGGACGGGTCTATGATCGTTCCTTTCCTGCTCAACGGCGAGATCCGCTGGGGCACCAAGATGGGGCTGACTGATGTGGCTGCTCCGGTTGAAGAGTTCGTTAAGAATTCCAATATTGAATACGTGGATTATGCTCGCGATCTTTTGGAGTTGGGCTTTTGCCCGATTTTCGAATGGTGCTCGCGTAAGCAAAAGATTGTTCTTGACTACGGCCAAGAAGATCAACTGATCCTTACCGCGGTCCGAGAAATCAAGACCGGCAAATATATGCCTCTCAACTATTATAATCGAGGGTTGTATGACATCCCCGAAGTTCGAGGCTTCGATCCCATTACGGATATGAAGGCTTTCCTCGAGTATGTTTCGACGCTCACTGACGTTGAAGGTTTTGTTATTCGCTTCGCTGATGGTCATATGGCCAAGGTGAAGTGTCATTGGTACCTTCAGATTCATAAGGCTAAGGAAGCTATCCTGCAGGATCGCAACATTGTCGAACTGATTCTTGAGGAACATCTTGATGATGTCAAGGCGCATCTTATCGATGAAGATCGTGTTCGTATCACTAAGTTCGAATCTGATTTTAACAACGCAGTCTATCGGGTAGTTGATAAGATCCAAGCTGACCATCTTGCACTGAAAGTTGCTGGTATGGATCGAAAAGCGTTTGCTCTTAATGAAGCACAGAAGCATGACGCATTCGTCCGCCCGATCCTTTTCAGAATCTTCGATGAGTATACTCTGCCGAATATCCTTCCTCTAGTGCATAATATGATTCGCAACAACCTGACCAAGACCGCACGGTATGAAGAAATTCGTGATGCGTGGTTCCCTGACGTAAAATACAACAGCTAATTAACCTCAAAGGAAAAGAGAATGAGCGAGAATATTTTTATCCCTACTGTAAATCAAGGCTACGTTCGTACCATCGAAGGACGAATCGGCAGTTTGAAGATCAACAAGCCTGAAGGTTACATCGGAGAAATCAAGTATATGGAACATGCTCTCAAAGATGTGATCAATCGAATGGAACCAGGAGAACTAGCCAATCTTCGTAGTTATCAGAATATAGTGATGACTCCTAAGGAGATCGAAGAAGAACGGGTCCGTGTTAATAAGGCGATGGCAGAAAATCGCGATAAGCCTAGTATCTAGTTATGATTTCGGTTGACTTCATATCCGTCTCTTGCTATTATGAATCATAGACAATCAATCGGAAAAAGCAATGCTTGATACTCAAGCTGAGATGTGGGCGGTTCTTTGTGAACCGCCCGAGCAGTTCAACGACCTGATACGCCATTTCGATACGGTAGAATTCAAGAAAAAGTTCAACAGTACTTCGTTTACTTGGAATACCATCGATCCAGATGAAGTGATGCGCAAGTTTCGTATCGCGTGTATCGAATATGCCATGGCTGCGGCGGAAATCAAGGTTGTGTCGATCCCAATTCCTGATTACTGGCAAACGGTAAAAGATGCCTGTCAACAGGTCATCGATGCCTTGAATGGTAATGGTGATTTGGTTGATGCTCGTGCCGCTGCTGCTCATGCTGCTGGTGCTGCTGCTAGTACTGCTGCTGCTAGTGTTGCTGATACTGCTTATTATGCTGCTCGCGATGCATCACTTGCTTTGGTGCCCGCTCCCGCGCGCGATTCATTCACGACGTTCCGCAACCCCTATCCTACCACTGCTTATGCTGCTGTTAACGCTAACACTGCCGCTGCCGAAGCTGACCTATTTGAAATCTTTATCAACATTATTTTGTCCGAATACGAAAATAAAAGGTTGACATCAGATGCCCCTTTTGCTACATTGAATTATAGAAACGATTCAAAAGGAATGAACATGTCTCGCGTCCTCGTTAAGTCCGGTGAATATCGTAACTATCCCGTAATCGATGCGTGTTTCGAACTCGTTAAGGGTTTTCAAATCGGTGCAAAGGGTGGATACATTACTGTGAAGAACGGTGGATTTTTTCCCGTAGCTATCGAAGACATCAAGATCAAGGTCAACGGTCCTGACGATTTTGAGATCGACGGAGAACCGATCGCTGCTGAAGTCAAGGCAGAGGAAACTGACGAAGAAGCGATGAATCGTATTGCTACTCGGTTCGAGATCCTCGACGAGATGTCGACGGCCTGCATTAACGGTGACATCCGTGCGATGATCGTTTCGGGACCGCCGGGAGTCGGCAAGTCGTTTGGTGTCGAGACCCAGCTTGAAAAGGCTTCGATGTTTGATAAGATCGCAGGCAATCGTATTCGGTATCAAGTTGTCAAGGGTGCGATGACTGCTCTTGGTCTCTATACCCAGCTGTACAAGTATAGTGACAAGAAGAACATCTTGGTTTTCGACGACTGTGATAGTGTGTTCATGGATGATCTCGCGTTGAACATCCTGAAGGCGGCTCTTGACAGCGGCAAGCGTCGTAAGATTTGTTGGAATTCGGATTCTCGCGTGCTGCGTGAAGAAGGTATTCCCAATAGCTTCAACTTTAATGGCTCGTGCATCTTTATCACGAACCTTAAGTTCGACAATATCAAGTCTAAGCGTCTGCAAGATCACCTTGAAGCCCTTCAGTCTCGTTGTCACTTCCTCGATCTGACGATTGATACTGCTCGTGACATGATGCTTAGGATCCGTCAGGTTGATCGTGATGCTACTGGCGGCCTGTTCAGTGATTATAACTTCCAAAATAATGAAGGTGAACAAGTACTCGCATATATGGAAGCGAACAACAATAAGCTGCGTGAATTGTCTATCCGTATGGCTCTCAAGATCGCTGATCTTATCAAGATGTCCCCGAAGAACTGGGCCAATCTCGCTCAAAGTACTTGCATGAAGCGTGGGTAGTCTTTAAAAATACTAACTACTTAAATTAGGGGGCATTTGCCCCCTAATTTTTTACCGATATAGTTGACTTGTTGTACTACAATGATATACAATAATAGAATGAAGAACAAAGAGCAGCTTTTGTATTTTTTCCTCAGTGGAAAAATTTCGTTGAGCCAGTATGACTATAAGTTCATGACCAACCTGCAAACAATTATCGGTAACACGCAACGAATCACTTCTAATCAAGCAATGTTGTTTGACAATCTTATTAGTAAATATAAAAAACAGTTAACTAAGACAGGTTATATCAAAGAAGAACTTAAAAAACTTCCATGGAATGCCTCTCTCGTAGAGAGTACAGTAGAATATACCGGAGCGTTCGTTTCTACTATAGACGGTGAACTTCAAATCAGAGTCCCCTTTAATAAAGCGTTTATTGCCAAATTCAGAGAGATCCCAGACAATTCTTTTGAATGGAGCAAAGATTCCAAAGTTTACCGGGCCCCCTTCTCTACTACTGCATTTAAAATCGCACATCATACTCTTCCTAAATACTTCAGTAATGTTAGCTATAGCAACGATCTTTCGGCTATACTAGACAAGTTATCTTATTATGATAGCGCGACCGTATGGGAACCCACACTGTTCGATCACAACGGATACCTTTTCATCGCTGCGTCCAATCATGTTGTTCACGAATTGTTACAGGACGTCGAACTTAAATTGGATATGAAAACACTATATCTGCTATCACAATATGGAATTAAAGTAGATTCAAAAATTACAGATAATCGCCCGGAACTTAAGTTTGCATCAGAATTTATCACTGAAGTAGACCTAGATGATATGGCACACGCAGTCCAGTGGCTAGTAGACATTGGTTGTGCTAATGTGACCTTAGGGCAGGGTATGGCATATGGCAGCGGTCGAACCATCAGAAATCAGATTCTCAGTAAACTAAATGAACACTATATTTCGAGTGTTGTGTTAGACAATTATTCAGGTAATAATCTTGTCCAAATACAAAACGTTACTCATATCTTTGGGCTTGCACCAAAGATAACTAAATGCATTATCTTAAAAAATTCGAGGCCGATAGATATCACATGAAACTAGCAAAAATCATAATAAAAGACGAAGTGAATGTATCCGTCACCGGACTAGACCTCGATGTCCGAAAGTTTTTACATAAAAAGTTTGAATTCGAGAAACCGGGGGCGCGATATCTTCCTGCAGTCCGATTGGGTCGATGGAACGGCAAGATCAGTTATTTCTCACTTGCTGGTAGTACATATATGAATCTGCTCGATCAAATTATCCCGATCTTGATCGACTATGATTATCAAATTGAACTAGATGATCGTAGACTTCTACATCCAGAATTCATGTTTGAGAAGGTAACAGAAGAGACTTTCTCGGGTATCTCGTGGCCTGAAGGTCACGAACGCGCAGGTCAACCCGTAATATTGCGCGATTACCAGATTGAGATCGTAAACAATTTCTTGGAGAACACTCAATCACTTCAAGAGGCCGCGACTGGGGCGGGCAAGACTCTTGTGACTGCTGCTCTATCTAAGTCTGTAGAGCATCTAGGACGTTCTCTTGTGATCGTCCCTAACAAGAGCCTAGTGGTACAGACAGAAGCAGATTATATCAATCTAGGACTTGACGTAGGAGTGTATTTCGGTGATCGTAAGGATTATGGTAAGACACATACTATTTGTACTTGGCAGTCGCTAAATAACCTTTTCAAAAACAAAGCAGATGCAGGAGAAGAAGAATCCGATGAATTTTTCTTTGAAGATATTGTCTGTGTTATGGTTGACGAAGTGCACCAAGCTAAAGCTGAGGTACTTAAGACAATGCTAACTGGTGTATTCAGTAATATCCCCATTCGCTGGGGTCTAACAGGTACGATTCCCAAAGAACCGATGGATCAGATGTCTATCCTAGTTTCGTTGGGTCCAGTCACTAGTAAGTTGGCAGCAAGTGAATTGCAAGACAGGGGTGTCCTTGCTAGATGTCACGTGAACATCGTTCAACTTAAGGATAAAGTAGAATTTACAAACTATCAATCTGAATTGAAATATCTATTGGAAGATTCTAATCGACTAGACAAGATAGCGGAATTGATTCAAAAGGTAAACGAGACAGGAAATACATTAGTTCTAGTTGATCGAGTCAATGCGGGCAAAGAGCTTGCTAGTAGATTATCTAATTCAGTGGTTGTTAACGGCAGCACTAAGCTTACTGAAAGGAAAGAAGAATATGATGAAATTGCCATCAGTGACGATAAGATATTAATCTGCACTTACGGCGTAGCGGCAGTAGGTATTAATGTTCCTAGACTGTTCAATGTAGTACTAATCGAACCAGGCAAATCATTTGTCCGAGTTATTCAATCGATCGGCCGAGGACTTCGTAAGGCATCAGACAAAGATTTTGTGCAAATTTGGGACATCACCTCAACCTGTAAGTTTGCAAAAAGGCACCTTACTCAAAGAAAAGCTTTCTACAAGGATGCACAGTATCCTACCTCTGTAGAAAAGTTAGAGTATTGATCTTTTTTAAATTGGACTATTAATGTGTTGACTTTTTATAACAGAAATGATATGATAATAATATGAAAAGACATATTGGAGAAAAACCCTGCGCATCTTAACGTTAGAAAATCAATACTATGATCTAGAGACCCTTCCCGAAGAAGTAGACGACTTGAGGTTTGCGATTCTAGATAACTCCGTACCGTCGAATGTGGATTATCATTACATTCCATTGATCTTTCTAGAGTCATTCAATTCTCCTGCACTCGTGCTAAAGATCGGAAATAGAACAATCAAGATGCCGGTTGATTGGCAAGTTCTTATTGGTGAACAGGAACACGGAGACTTAGAAACACTTCCTCTTTCTAGTCTGAATGACAGGGGATTCAATGCGTTTGAGTTCAACCCCCTATCGTCATTTGCCCCCACGTTTCAACCGATCGAAATTCTCGACATATATTCTGATGTCACTTGGTATGCGCCTAGGCTTAAGAACGGACAATTTTTGTGTGTCCCGTTAGATGATACCCCTAAACCTCGTTGCGTTTACTTTGTAAAAGAAATCAGCAGAAACTGTGAAGTCGTAGATTACGGGAATGCTTGGTGACATATTCTAATAACACAACGATAGTAATAACAGGACACAATAATGGTTAATTTAGAAGTAGTAGCGAAGTTTCAAAAGCAACACAAGCATTCGGATATCAACGGGGTGATTAGAACGATGTATCCAAATATAAAAATCACGTTACGCAAGACATCTTACAAGAGGAGAGATACGCATGAAGTATAGAATCGAAATTACCGGCTGCGGCGGAGAAGCTCTAATCGGCAAAGTCAATCGCGAATTTTACAATCGCTTCATCGATGATTCACTGGACATAGCTGACTATGTTTGGAACGAAGACTTCTTCACTGAAAATGAAGATGTTGTTATTCCAGAAGATATCCGTCCTTTTGAGCCTGGTGAATGGACCGAAGGCGCCTATATCGTACATGAATACGGAGTACCTGTAGATTCTCTTTACGTGACGGTGACACGAAGTGATGAAGTGATCCTAGATAACATAGGGTCTTCGGTGTTATCTAATATCGGTGCGACATTCGAATCAGTAGAAGAATTCTTTACGGATGAATTGCTTGAAGATGGGGATACCCACATCGCTATACAGTTGCAGGAGAAAGGGTTTTTCCAAAGCTATGAGTTCGACGCAGATAGTTTTAATCCTAACAGGTTGACATTTCAAATGAGTAGTATTGACGGCTGGGACCTAGTAACTAGTATAATCTATGATGACCAAGAGCTAGAAGAATTGGGAGAGTTGTCAACCGTAGCCGGCCCAATAGGTCTAAGCGACGCCTGGCTTGGAAAAGTAGAAAAGGAAAATGAAAATGAAATGGTTTAGCAAACTGCTTAATAAAAAAAACAAAAATCATATTTACGCACTGAATTCGAAGAGGCAAGAACCTAAACTCTACATAGATGCTAAATCCTCGATTAGTTTTGCAATTTATCCAGCAAACGGGGGATATGTAGTAGAACATTCGTTGCGAAGACGACATGCAGATTCCGATGGCACCACGCTGACATTGGTTAATCGGGAAGAAGATTTAGGAACTGCTATAGCTCATATCATTACATTAGAGTCATTAAAAGCATGAAGAAGCCACATCCATTTGCCGATGTTCCAGTCGCAAGAATACAGCTAGAACCAGACACGACGGACAAAGTTCATTATTTTCATCGGCTACACCGTTCTCCTGTGGGACAATCTATCGTTAGACAACAGTTTCTTATTGCTGAGTTGACGATCCCGGATTATAAACTAGAAGAAGCTATCGACAAGGTTCGGGCTGATTGTGCTAATCATTGGTACAATAGTATTATGGATGCGTCGATTTATGTGATATCATACAACAATAAACACCTAGTACTTCCTCATCCTCAAGCAATGTAAGAATGGCAAAAGAAAAACTACCAGCAGAACTTCAACTAGCAGACCAGGCTGTCAACTTGTTTGATGTTCTTGCTGCCCTAGATCGTAAAGATTACAACTATTATAAAAATCTAAGCGAGACCCAAAAAAAAGGTATTAGTTTTTATATACTAGTGCAGTGGATGAGTACTATCAAAGGTAATAAAGATACCCAATCTTATTATCTTCGAAGCACGGACTACCATGCCAATAAGTATCTATTTAACGAAAATGTACAGAAGCATCCGCACTTAGTGTGGTTGATGTTGTGTGCTGCAAGCCCAGGAATAGGTAAACAGTTTCATCAATGGATTCCGCAGATCAAAGACCGTGTCAGTAAACTAAAAGAATCTCCAAAAGTCAAAGAGATCAAGGAATATTTCAAGAAGATTTATCCAAAAGTCGGAGAAAACGATATCGCCCTCATTAGCGAGGTCTACGTAGACTCTCATCGCAAAAGGATGTATCTTGCTAATAAGTATCCTAGTTTAAAGTATGATGAAATCGAGTTGTTAGGCGACCTTATCACAGATGAAGACATTGAACAGTATGAAAAAGATTCCGGCAACTAAGAGCGATTTTAGTTGTGAGTTCTGTGGAAGAGGTTTCCAGCGCGAAACTACAATGGGCAAACATTTATGTGAATCTAAAAGGCGGTGGCAGGACAAAGACTTGCCAGGCAATCGCATAGGATTCCAATCTTGGATCAGGTTTTACGCAAAGAATACTGCAACAAAGAAACCTAAGACCTATCTAGACTTTACTAAGTCTGCATATTACCTAGCGTTTGTTAAGTTTGGGCATTATTGCGTCAACATAAAGTGTCTAAATGTTAACAGGTATGCTGATTGGTTATTAAAAAATGATATCAAGATTGATAGCTGGTGCAGTGATGCAAACTACACTAAGTTTCTCATTCAACATCTAAAGGACGAAGATCCAATGGATGCTATTGCTCGTAGTATTGAGAACACGATTGAGCTTGCAAAAGCAACAGGAATCGAAACGAAAGACTGCCTACGCTATGCAAATCGAAACAGACTAGTCTATGCTATCACTGCCGGAAAGATCAGTCCTTGGATGTTGTTTCACAGCGAGAGTGGCATCAAATTGATCGAAGACTTAGACGAATCGCAACAGAAGATGATCCTAGACTATATCAATCCAGAGCAATGGGCTATAAAGTTTAGGCGCGATTCAGTTATCGTTGTCCAGGTAAAGGAACTATTAGCAGCAGCAGGTTATTAAGCATGGCATACAGCAAACGGTTTACGTTGAGTTCAACTGTGTTTAATGATCTAGTATTTTGGATGTTGGAATCAGGATATGATTGGAAACAGATCGGCATAAGCAATGATTATGTCAATCAGATTTTAGAACCAAAATGGGGAATGCAGTTAATAAGCTGGCCAGACAGAGAGTTTGAAATCGTAGATGAACCCAAATATATAATATTTTTGTTGATGAAATAATGGACAAGGTTGAACCTGTAGCTCGAACGATACAAATTATATCGGTGCAGCGTAAGATGCCCGACTATCCCAGCTATTGTGCCAATCCAATCATGTATTCTTTCTCTGAACTACTCAAGATGGTCACTTGGTGCCATATGACATTCGGGAACTCCGGATACAACCATACTACTAAACGTATTGTTTGGGAGTGCCATCATGAATCTGACATTAGTTTTTGGTTTAAAGAAGAAAAACATGCCATGCTTTTTAAATTGAGGTGGGCTTGATGCAAGATCAGCAGCTGGCAAACTACGACAGCAGTAAAGGTTGGGAAAATACTAATCCGGGCTGGTACGAAACAGCCGTGATATTTGATCCAAACGGTCATGTTTACTATACTGATATGCTCGACTGGTTATATAACCAAATCGACAGTTGCGAGAAACACAGTAGGTGGGGATTTGTTGACGGAATATGGAAAGTTAAGTTTAGATATGAGAGAGATTTTATATGGTTCAGACTAGTATGGGGTTAACTTCTTATCAAGATGAAATAATTGATGCAGTGCCCCAGACGCAGAAGATCAAGAAGAAGATTGATGTAGATGGTGTCTGGGAAGACAGACTGTTCATTCGCATTCCGATCGGATCGGAACGTATATCTAGAACCGCCGGAAAGCTAGAGCAGTGGTGTCGTGACCATTACAAGGAACCGAGATATCTTGGCAATTGGTTCAAAGTACCTGGCTACATCATATTAGATGAAAAGACATATACCCACTATAAATTGTGCGAATAGATTTATTTGTACTTGACATCCACTAAATCATCGTGTATTATGATGATATACTAAAAAGAAAGGTGAATTTTATATGGCTACTGCCATCATGCTAGACATGGAAACGCTTGACACAGCTACGTCAACTGTTATTCTCACTATCGGTGCGGTACTGTTTGACCCAATGGGTTCTGGTGTTATTGAGCGCCTAGAACTTCGTCCTACGATAGATGAGCAGACCGATGTATATAATCGCACTATAAGTGATGATACCCTGCGTTGGTGGAGTGAACAGAGTTCCGAAGCCATCAATGAAGCGATGGGCGACCGTGATCGTATTAGCTATCGTGAATGTATGGAACAACTTTACAAGTTCTGTTGGAACAAAAAGAATATCTGGTCCAATGGTTCTGTATTTGACATCATGATCGCAGAGTCGGCTTTCAAAGACCTAGAGATGCGTGTACCCTGGCAGTTTTGGGCCATTCGAGATTGTCGCACGATATATGATATTGCAGGTGTCAGTCTCAAGGACGGCGGGCATGTTACCTCGCACAAAGCAGTAGAAGATGCGGAACATCAAGCGATTGTAGTTCAGCGTGCATATCAAAAACTCTATAATGCAGGTTTTATTCACCTCAAGTGATGAGAATGAATGTTCCTAATAACATCGAAGACTTTGACTCAGATGATCCTGATATCGAGTTTCGCAAGAAACGACAGGACTATTGGAACATGATCAGGAAAGTCCTTGTCAAGGCTATCGACGAAGACTTACTCGAAAATTTCGATCTTGCCAACTTCAGCACTCACTTAGAACGAAACTATGGTCTTAGGATACATATCGTTGACGGTATGATTACCGATAAGTTTGACATTGTTGATGAAAAGTTATATGTTTTGTTTCTATTGAAATGGAAATAGATGAGAATTGATTCAGACGTTGATATTGACACAGGCGACCGTGACAAGATACTTAGCTTGATCAAATATATTCCTGCGTCGATGAGAAACGTAAATCCTATCAGGAAACATGCATCTGGGGTATACCTCACTAGTATACCGTATGATCCTATTTATGACATGGCGTCTATCGACTACAAGGAAGCTGAAGATCGCGGATATTTTAAACTAGATTTACTAAATGTTCACGTCTACAATCTAGTTCGTGATGAAGAACATCTGATTAGCTTGATGCAAGAACCAGATTGGTCAATGTTGAAAAATAGGAAAGTTGTCGAGCAACTGATACACCTAGGTAATCAATATAATACAATCAGACGAATGCCGGAACCCATAGATTCTATTCCTAGGCTAGCGATGTTTCTAGCAGTAATCAGACCTGCAAAACGACATCTATTAAACAAGTCTTGGAAAGAGATCAACGAAACAGTCTGGGATAAAGATGATACTGGCTACCATTTTAAGCGTTCGCATAGCCTTGCCTACGCAATGCTGGTTGTGGTTCATCTTAATCTTTTGACAGAAGCTGCACGAGTTTGATCACCTGCTAGGAATCACGTTCGATCAAAGGGCCGGGGACTTGTATCAAGATAGCCAAAGAGAAACGCAAGAAAAACTTAGCAAAAGTAATCAAGGCATCCGTTTAATGAACATGACGCTTTTGCGCTTTGCTCGCTTTTTCATGAAATCGGTCATGCTAACGACCGGGCCATAGACGATATCTAAGCTCTTATTATTAAAAGTACGAATATAAGGTTTAAAGATACCCCATTCTTCTTTTAAGAACATGTTAATGGGAATCGTTCTATTTGATTCCCACCACCAGACTTCACCTAATTCTAAGAATTTTGTTCTTAGTTCAGGGAGAACCAATGAACCATAGTCATACATTGTAGTGACCATGTAATCTCGATTCTGAATAATACCAACATAGTCTTGCTGGGCATAGGAACAGACCGTTATAAACGGGTAATTTTCGTTTAGTTTCTTAAAAAAATCGGGTGTATTCATGCTAAAGTATATTTACACCAAAATTTCCAAAGTTAATATTTTCATATTATAGGGCATAAATATAGATACTAAGGAGCATCTCGTGTACGCAACGTCAGTATTCTATTATTTTCAAAGACAGATCGTGGTACTCCTATTAGGAAACTCAGTGAGGAAATACATGCCGCAGTATAGCAAGCCCCTCGTACTAAACAGAGGGGTGGATAATCAGATACAATTCCAGTTTTTGGATCAGCAGCAAAAACCAATTGACATTACTGGTAAAGAGATCATCTGTAGGGTTATCAACTATGATGGCACTGAAGTTCTTATCCAGAAAGCTCTTAGTTTACAATTAGCATTGACTGGAATCGCAGCACTTGAACTTAATGCCGCAGAAGTCGAGGACATTCCTGCACAGAAATGTTATTATTCATTGGAGATTCCCGTTGGCGCATTTAACTATCCGGTATTCGTAGATCAG